TACCACCTATTTGTGCATTTGAAACTGATATATTACCTGAAATAGGTATACCTGTAATGTTTGTACCATCACCATAGAAAGCACTAGCACATACTTTTTCTGCAAAGGTAGCATTACCACCTACACCTAATGTTCCTGTTATTGTTGTATTACCTGCTACTGTTAATGTACTTGCTAAATGAGTAGCTCCTCCTACTGATAATGTTCCACCTATAGAAGTATTACCTGCTACTGTTAATGTACTACCTAAGTTTGTAGCACCTCCAACACTTAATGCACCACCTATAGAAGCAGCACCACTTATTGTTGCAGTAGATTCAAATTTAGTTGCATCACCAAATGTTTTATTTGTTAATGTATCTGTAGTAGATGTTCCTACTAATGTTGCTGCACTTGTAGGTAATGTTATTGTTATATTACCACTAAAAGAACTATGTGGTGGAGCTTGTAAAGCTGCATAGTGAGCATTAGAAGATTCACAATATAGTTTTATGTTAGATTGTGTGCCACCATTTTTAACTTGTATCTCACCACCAGATACCATTATGTTACCACCTATAGTAACATCACCACCTATAGTTGCATTATTAGTAACTATTAAACTAGATACAGATACATCACCACTAAATGTTAATCCTGTAATATTAGAACCATCACCATAGAAAGCAGATGCACAAACTTTATTAGTTACTTGTAAATCTCCTGCTACAGAAGCATTATTAGTAACACCTAAATTACCTGATACTTCAACAGCACTTGTTGCTATCTTTAAAGCAATGCTTGTTCCATCACCTGTTTGTATTTTTCTTAGGGTTCCATCAGCTCCTTCATTACCAGATGTTTCTATTTGTAATAATTTTTTATATGTTGCGTTAATTAATTTATTTGTTAAATCACTCATACTGTACCCCATTTTCTATTGTTTGGTTCTGGAATATCATTCCAAGTAATATTAGCTGCTTCCCATCTTATGTTTCTACCACCATCATCTGGTCTAGCATTAGGAACTATTGTATCATCTCTTACATCAGCAGACCTATTTTGTGGATGATTTTTTAAATCATAATTACCTTCAAAGTCTGTAGGACATACTAACATATCATAACTATTTAATCGCATAACTTTTTTATCATATACAAAGCCACACACATCACACATAGCTTTAGCTTTTCTAGCTGTCTTAGACATTAAACATATCCTATTTTAGGTTTAAAATAAATACTTGCTCTTTCTTTATCTTCTTCCATTGCTCTTTTAAATGTTTCTTCATAACTTGCTTTTAACATAGCTATTCTTACATCAGTAACACCAGGTCTTTTTTGTGCTAATTGATGTGCAAGTCCATATGTTAAACAAGGTAAAAATCTTTTTGGTATATCTGCATTTTGTTCTGCAGATTTATTGACATCTTGTAACTGTCTTATTGCTTCTATTGTTAATATCTCTGTACTTGAATTAGGTACAGGATATAAAAATACTGTTGGTTTATCTACATTTCTTTTAATAGCATATTGTGTTGGTCTACCTGTTTGAGATTTATTAGGTAATACATTATACTCTTCAAAAGATATTCTTGTTAGTTGTGTTTCTGTTGCTGCTATACTAGCTTTAACTGTTATTACTAAAGCATCATTTACTGAATCATCTAAATCATAAGAGGTAACACTTGTTGCTACTGTTACTGCTGTAGTAAATGTTGACCATAATAATACACCTCTATTTTGCCAATCATTTAATAATAAATTAATAGACCTACGTGCTGATTGAGGAGTATGTCCTAAAGTTTGTTCACCACCTATCATTTCAGTAGCTTCTTGAATTACTTCATCTATATCTAAATTAAAATTATATGTTCCTGACCTAGCCATATTTTTTATGCTTTTCCTTTAGTTGTTGTTTAGCTGCTTTTGCTAATCTTGCTTGTTCATTTTTCTTTTGAACTTTAGCTCTTTGCTCTAATACAGTAAGTATTTGTATTTTTCTAGCATAAGGTTTATTAATTCTTTTAACTTTAGCTATTGTTTTTTTTGCATCTTCTACAGTTGCATATTTAATTCTAACTGTATCTTTAGGATTCTCGTCTGTATATAATCTACGACTAGAACCTTTAGGTTTCTTACCTGTTCCTATTCTAGGTTCTTTTTTTGACATTCTTCTTTTTTCTCTTAATCATTTTTCCAATAGTAGTTGCTTGTCTTTTATGCATTTTAGATGCACCAAGTAATTCTTTTTTAATTTTTTTTAATTTACGTACCATAAATATTTCTCTTTTTTCTTTTTGTAAAATAAATAATGTTTGATTATCCATAACACACCTCCTAATTAAAGTTAGTGCGTTTCTTCAGTTAATACTTACTTCCAACCCTTACGAGTCAAACGAATTATTTTTTCTTAAATGTTTTAACCATTGTAGGCTTACCACCTACTCCTTGTTTTTTTGCTCTCTTTCTTTTTACTGCTGATGTTTTTTGTGACTTTGACATACGTTGTGCTTTTGCTAAAGGTACACACTTAGGATATTTACGTTTACTTTTAGTAGTAGACTTTCTACCACAAGGTTGATACTTCCCATTTTTCTTTGGTGCTCCTATATCAACCCATTTTTCTTCTACCCATTTACGTAAGCCACCACCAGTTTTTTTCTTAATAGTTTTCTTTTTCTTCTTACCTCCTGGTTTTACTTTACCAGAACATACTGCTGATGCATACATATTAGCATAAGCTGATGGATATACATCAAACTTTCTTTTTGCTGCTGCTTTACCTTTTGGACAAAGCTTTGCCATTAACTACCTCTTCTAGCATTTCTTCTAGCTGTCATACCTGCTTTTAAAGGACCACCTTTAGACATATATTTAGTTTTTTTCATTGGACCACCTTTAGCCATATACTTAGTTTTTTTTAAAGCTCCACCTTTAGCCATGTATTTAGTTTTTTTCATAGCTCCACCTTTTTTCATGTATTTAGTTTTTTTTCCTGCCATTTGTTTTCTCCTGATATAAATTATTAAATGTTATTTCTGGGTCAGTATAACTATCATGTATTTCTGCTGAATGAATATATTGACTTGGTGCAAAATCTGGAGCACCTTCACCAGTTACCCATAAAGCAGGATTAGTTACCCTAACTCTATTGTTAGGTAATGCCACGATATTACCTGTCCATTTACCTGCATCTATAAGCTGCAGTACGTGACTTTGTTTATGTTGTGCAGGATCATCACTAATATAACTATCAGTATAATCAACTGTAAACATATATCTTCCTTTATAAAACTCACCACCTATTTTACACATCCAAGGACTTGAGCTTACTCTATCCATTACTATTATGGAATGTCCTCTTGAGGAACAATCCCAAGGTTGTGCTAAATGTGTGTCCATTCTTTCTGGCATCTCTTCTAAAACTTCGTCTGCTACTAAACTTGTTATTGGCATCCTTGCCCACATTGCACCTCCATGTATATTTTCTTCTTCATCTATTCCAGTAAAAACTACTTGAAAACTTAAACATCTATCTGGTATTGTATTGACTGCTATCGCTAGTCCATGCAAATATTCGCCATGATAATCTAAATGATTGTTTGTAAATTCTTTACGTACCCAACATTTAAAATGAGGAATATTACTTATTAAATATGACAGTTAGCACCTCCATCTTTTTCTAGCTTGTCTTAATCTTGAGTTAGGATTCTTAGCTGCTTTAGGAAACTTCTTCATTTGTCCTGCAGACCTAGCACAATAACTCTTTCTTCTTTTAGCTCTACTACCTGTAGGCTTTTTTTCTGTTACAGCAGTTTTTAATTTACTACCAGGATTATTTCTTCTATATTTAGCTACACCTTTAGCACTTAATCCTGCACCTGACTTGGTAGGTCTTTTATCACCCTTACCAATCGTCATGCCTTTCATACCTGTGCCTTTTTTTCTAGCCATTATTTTTTTCTTGTAGCTCCTAAACCTTTAAGTGCAACTCCACCACCTACAGCTAATCTTTTTATTTTACCACCTCTTTTTTTAAAGCCCATTTTATTTCTAACAGATGTTGGTAAATTAGGTAATCCTTTATTTCCTGTAGGTATTGATTTTAACATACCACCTGCTTTTTTAATTTGAAAACCTAAAGCTTCTAATTCTTTATCAGTTAAATCAACTTTAGCTTTTCTACTACCAGTATAACCTAACTCTCTCATAGTTTCTGATACAGGATAACCTGCTTTACCTATGTCTTTACTTTCACCTTTTTTTGTTACACCTTGTAATCCTTGTTTAACTCTTCTTCTAAAAGCTGCTTTAGATTGTTCTTTTCTTTTAAGAGGAATAGTCATAGACCTTGAAGTTCTATCTTTAGTAGTAGGTAATTTTTTACCTGAGTCTTTAGCTGTTTCTTTTATAGACTGATTTTTTAATTTATTAATTAAAGCTTTTCTTTTCTTATAAGCTGCATCACTTTCACCAGAAAGTTTTTTAACTTTAAAAGGGTCTTGTTTCTTAACAACTTTTTTAACTACTTCTTTTTTAGTTTTAGGTCTACCTCTTTTAGATTTACGACCACGTTTTACTACAGCTTTAGCACCTTTTTTAATTATTCCACCTGCAGCTTTTTTAGTTTTTATACTATCTAATATTCTTTTTGACATAGTTTCAACTTCCTCTGCTTCTTCCATTAATTTTTCAACTTTATCTCTTCCTTTATCGTAAGCTTTTACTGCTTTAGGTCCTCCTTTTATAAATTCTTTATCCTCATCAAGTAAGTTATCCATACTACGATTTATCTTAAAAGCTCTACTTTTTAAATTTTTTGCTTTAGATTGTAATTTTTTACTTTCTTTAAAAACAGATTTAGCATTTGGTAAACCTTTACTTGAATGTGTTTTGTTTATCGTATCTAAAGTTTTAAGTATTTTTAAAAGTTTCTTTTTAGCTATCATTAGTTATTCTCCTTTAGCTTTAGAATCTTCTTTAACTTGAGCTTCAATAGGTCCTCTTACTCCAGGTCCTTTTCTTGCTGCACCATAACCTTGACCAGTAGGTTTAGCACTTGTATCGTGACCAGTAGAATGATTCATAACTCTTGCATTTGCTCCTGCTATTAAAGTTGTTTGTTTATTATTATGCATTATTTTCTCCCTTTATATCGAGCAACACCATAACCTCTAGGTTTAATTAGTCCTGCTCTTTTACGTTTAATTAATCCACCTTTTTTATACCTAAGTGCTCTTGATTCTTCTAATGCTTCTTTTCTTCTTGCACTAGGTGTTAAAGGATTATCAGCTATTTTTTTAAGTCTAGCTTTTTCTGCTCTTCTTTCTTGATCTGATAAAGAACCTGGAGATGGTTTAAATCTATCTTTTTCAACACTTTCTTTTAATTCTTTTGCAGTTAATTTTCTATCTCTTTTTACTAATCTTTTCATAAAAGGATTTTTACCTTTACCTACAATAGGTGTTGTTTTACCACCTCTAGCTTCAAAATCCATCATAGCTTTTGTTTTTTGTCCTTCACTAGCAGCTTTAGCTTTTTTTAATTTCTTTTTTAATCCTGTTGCATCTTTAACTTTATATTTTTTTAATATAGCATTTCTTTTTATAAATTCATTTTCAGTAGGATTTTTTTTCATTTTATCTAATTCATCTGAAAATCTTTTCATTTGATTATAATATGCTACAGAATTTTCTTGAGGTATTTTTCTACCTATTTGTAAATTAGCTGTACGTTTCTTTTTTAATTTAGATACTTTAATAGCTGATTTTGTAATTTCTTTATCACCTTTATTTTTTCTATTTTTCATTTCTATATTAGAAGGTCTACCTGGTTTTTTATGTGGACCTCGTTCTATTTTTTTAGCTTTCTTTTGACCTTTAATTAAAGTTTTTGTAGCTGTTTTAAAAAATCCCATTATCTTTTTCCCTTTTTATGTTTTTTAGTTTTCTTTTTCTTTTTGTTATTAACTTTTATTATTTGTTGTGCTGCATTAACTCTACTAATAGTCATTAGTTAGCTCCTTTTAAAACTGGATTAGGACCACCTGCAGGACTAGCTGCAACTTCCATATCATCTTGTCTCATTCTTCTAGCTTGATTACGTAAACCATCTATAGAATTTTTATATTGACCTTCCCAATTTGCTAGTGTTTGAAAATCTTTTATAAAATAATTTGCTTCTACCATACAAGCAGAAAATAAAGCATTGTAACAAAACTCACTAAAGTAATTAGAAGTTGTTGCACTTGTGCCTGTAGCACTAGCTAATGCTAAAGGTCT